GGCTTCACCGCCGATTTCGACCGCGCGCGCGGCGCGGCCTCGCCCGACCGGCTCGACGCGCTGGTCTGGGCGCTGACCGAGCTGATGGGCGGCGATGCCGCGATCATCGACTATTACCGCGGCCTGAGCGATTGCCAGTGAACGAACGTGGCCACCACGGAGGCGCGGAGGACACAGAGTCTCCGTCATCGCGAGGCGCGCACGCGACGAAGCGATCAAGAAAATTCAAGTCGACTGGATTGCTTCGCGCCTCAACGGCGCTCGCAATGACGTCTCCGTGTTCTTCGTGTCTCCGTGGTGAACCTCTGTCTGGCGCCGTGCGATTAAACCGCGCCCGTCAATGAAATGACTCACAGCGAGCCATGGCTTCAATGACCGAAACGCAACCCACCGCGACGCCGATCGCCGAGGGCATCGTCGCCCGCGTCGCGCGCGGCCTCGGCTATATCGCCACCGGCCGCCGGCAGGATTGGTTCGGGCCGCTCGAGCCGATGGCGCCGCAGGCGCCGCCCGAGGTGGCCGGCCGCCAGTTCGACTATCCCTCGGGCTACAATCTCGTCCAGCGGCCGCGCGCCTATGAGGGCACCGGCTTCGCCGAGCTGCGCGCGCTCGCCGATTCCTACGATCTGATCCGCCTGGTGATCGAGACGCGGAAAGACCAGATGGAGCGGCTGTCGTGGTCGATCCGGCCGCGCGACCGGAATGCGGGAGCCAAGGCCGATCCGCGCGTGGCGGCGATAGCGGCGTTCCTGGCGCGGCCCGACGGAACCCATTGGTGGCCGACCTGGCTGCGCATGGTGCTGGAAGATCTGCTGGTGATCGACGCGCCGGCGCTTTACCTGCGGCGCGACCGCGCCGGGCGCTTGGCGGCGCTCGAGCCGCTCGACGGCGCCACGGTGAAGCGGATCATCGACGATTACGGCCGCACCCCGGCGGCGCCGGCGCCCGCCTATCAGCAGATTCTGAAGGGGCTGCCGGCGGTCGATTACACGACAGAGGAGCTGCTTTATCTGCCGCGCAACCCGCGCGTTCACAAGATCTACGGCTTCTCGCCCGTGGAGCAGGTGCAGATGACGGTCAACATCGCGCTGCGCCGCCAGATCTATCAGCTGCAATATTATACCGAAGGCAATATCCCGGAGGCGCTGATCGGCGTGCCCGAGAGCTGGAACCCGGACCAGATCCGCCAGTTCCAAGCCTATTGGGACAGCCTGCTCGAAGGCAACAGCGCCGAGCGGCGCCACGCGAAGTTCGTGCCGGGCGGCGTCGCCAAGACTTTCATTCCAACGCGCGAGCCGGTGCTGAAGGATCCGTTCGACGAATGGCTGGCGCGCATCGTCTGCTTCGCCTTCTCGGTCTCGCCGCAGCCCTTTGTGACGCAGGTCAACCGCGCCACGGCCAAGACGGCGCAGGACACCGCCCTGGCCGAGGGCCTGCTGCCGCTGAAGAACTGGGTGAAGCAGCTCGTCGACGGCGTGATCGTGGCGGAGTTCGCCTCGCCCGATCTGGAATTCGCGTGGCGGGGCGATGCCGCGTCCGATCCGGCGGAAGCCGCCGCGATCGCCACCGATTACGTCAAGACCGGCATCAAATCGGTGAACGAGGTCAGGGCCGAGCTCGGCCTCGACCCGGTGCCGGGCGGCGATCAGCCGATGATCGTCACGCCGCACGGGCCGGTGGCGCTCGGCGTCGCACCCGCAGCAGCCGGCGCTGAAAAGTTGCTGCGCTTCAACCCGAACCATTACGGCCCCGGCCCGCAAGGCGGCCAGTTCGCGCCCGCGGGCGAGGGCGGCGCCGCCGGCGCGACCGACAATGCGGGTAATGGGCCGACACAGGTTGCGCAGAACGGGGAAGAAGACGAACGCGAAGAGGCGGGAGGTCCTCTCGATCCCGTCCGCCAGGCGCTCTTTAATGCCGAGCAGGCGAAGTTGCGCGCGCTCGACCCGTCGAATTCGCAGGCCGCATCGCTAGCGGGTCCAAACTGGACGCCGAAAGATCAAGACCTGCGGTATGTGCAGGACGCGCTCAATCGAGCCATCGAAGACCAAGCGGCGCGTGCCGCCGCATACGCTTACCCGAAGCACGTTGTTGGTCGGAACGAATTTCCTGGAATTGGCAGCGAAGTGGAATTGCAGAGTCTGGCGCAAGATGTTATGAAGCAATCCATCGCACAACCCGGGCGCAACGGGCGCGTTATATTTTATCAACCCTCGACGAATACCTTGGTTATCGCAAACCCGGACAATCCGGCGGATGCGAATATCTTTAGGCCCACCGATGGGCAGCGTTATGTCGATCGCTTACTTCGCGCCAAATGAAAAACGGGAATCTCATGCAAATCACGAAACAACCGAACGGCGACGTCGCTATGAGCTTGAATCTGGACGAACTGAATTGGCTCGGACAAGCCCTTAACGAATGTTGCCATGGCTTTCCCATGCAGGATTTCCACGCGCGGATCGGTGTCGATCGGAACGTCGCCGTGAAGCTGCTCGACCAAATCGTCGCCATGTATCCCTCAACGATCAGCAGCGGCGCTTGAACATGCAAATCGTAAAAACCGGCGACGAGAAGTTTCACGTCATGATCGCGCCCGCCGAAGGTGGCATCTTCATTAATTGCATGAACGAGGCGGAGAAGGCGCTCGGGGCTCGGGCATTTCCTTCTCGCTTTGGTGGAAAGTTTGACGAAGTGAAGGCGCTTTTTTCCGCGATCGAAGCCGCGCTGAAATAGGGTAACTGCGCCGAGCCGAGTACCCAGGAAATCATGCAGATCACCAAACGTCCCGGCGGTACAATCGAAATGAGCATGACGGAAACCGAATTGGAAGGTATTGCCCAATCTTTCAATGAGGTCTGTAACGGCTTTACCGTTCACGACTTTGAAAAAGCCATCGGTGCCGATGAGAACACGGTCATGCACCTCCTGAATCAGTTCCGTCCAAGGCACCGTTCAGAGCTTTCGCCATTGGCTATTCCGGTTCATCTAACTGTCGCGATATCGGGCGAAAACAAGTTCACTGTGGAAATGGCGCCGAATGAAGGGCGGATCATTATCAATTGTCTGAACGAGACACTCAGAGAAATTCGACCGTCGGAATACCAGACGCGAATGGGGATCGGTTTCGGGGTCGAAAAGGCAACGCAAATTATTTCTGGCATCGAAGCCGCGCTGAAGTAGGCCTCATTACGCCTTCTCGGTCTTACCGCAGTCTTTCGTGGCGCGGGTCGAAGTCAAGGTGACCTATGCATGTAAGTAAACGCGCCGACGGGAAGATCGAGATTGACGTAACGTCATTCGAGCTTAGCCGGCTGTGCCAATGTCTCAACGAATGCTGCCATGGCTTTCGCATGACCGATTTCCCGGCGCAGATCGGCGCCGAAAAGCCGGAAGTGGTCCGGCTTCTCGACCAGATGCTTTCGATGTATCCGGAGCCTCGGTAATTATGGATATTGTCAAAACTGCGGACGACGGCTTCCGGTTGGCGCTGAGCTCGGATGAAGGCCGCGTTTTCGTCAACTGCATCTACGAAGCGACAAGAGCTTTGGGAAAGCGAGACTTTGCGATCCGAGTGGGAGGTACGACCGACGAAGTCGGCGCGCTTTCTTCCGCGATTGAAGCCGCGCTGAAGTAGACAAAGCGGGCAAGACAATGGCCAGCCTATTCATGATTCTATTCGAACGCCAGCTCCCGTCCGGAAGCGACGAGGAGAAAATCCTGGGCATTTATTCGACCGAGAAGAAGGCGGAGGAAGCGCTGGCGCGTTTCAAGCTGAAGCCCGCGTTCAAGGGGTTTCCCGATGGTTTCGACATGGGGCCCTTCACGCTCGACGAGACCTATTGGCAGGAAGGCTTCATCGACATCCGACACGAAGATATGTGATTTTCGGGAATTAGGCCGTTTCCTTTACGAGAAGCACCAGGAAGCCAAGATGAATATCGTCTACGCCGTATGGCATCTTCGCAACGATCCCGACGGCTTTCGCCATGACACACGGATCGGAGTTTATTCGTCACGGCGGAATGCCGAGGCGGGAATCGCTAAAGTGCGCGATCAACCGGGATTCAAGGAACGCCCGGACGGCTTCCGTATCGAGGAAATGACGATCGACCAGGATTACGGCTAAAGCCTTCGGACAGGATCAAACCACCAGGGCGCCTTCGGGCGCCCTTTTCATTTGGAGACAATGCCCATGAGACTTTTCGTACCCCTCGCCAAGTTCGACGAGGAGAAGCGCCTCGCCATCGGCTACGCCTCGACCCCGGCGCTCGACAGCCAGGGCGAGATCGTCAAGCGCGAGGCGGTCGAGGCGGCGCTGCCCGACTACATGCGCTTCGCCAACATCCGCGAGATGCACCAGCCTTCCGCCGTCGGCGTGGCGCAGGAGGCGGGTCTCGACGAGCGCGGCTTGCGCATCGCCGCCAAGGTGGTCGACGACGACGCCTGGGAGAAGGTGAAGCAGGGCGTCTATAAGGGTTTCTCGATCGGCGGCCGCGTCACGGCGCGCGATCCCGGCAACCGCAAGATCATCACCGGCCTCGAGCTCAACGAGATCAGCCTGGTGGACCGGCCGGCCAATCCCGAGGCGACGATCGACCTCTACAAGAGGGACGATGTGCTCGCCAAGGAAGGCCTCGTCAAGGAAGGTCGGCGCAACAACGCCGCCGACCAGGAGCGCATTCAGGCAATGCACGACAATTCGGTCGAGCTCGGCGCCGATTGCGCGCCGGCACCGCCCGATCAATCCGCGACGGCGGATGACGCCGTCGGCCTCGCCCGGCGCATCGACGATCTCGCCAAGGCGGTCGCGGCGCAGGGCGAGCTCCTGAGGCAGCTCGCCGCCCAGCCGGCGCCGGCCAAGTACCAGCTGCGGACGGTCGAGAAGGGCGAGGACGGCGTGGAAAAGCGCGACGACCAGCCCAAGACCGCGCTCGACGCCATCCGCAAGTCGCAGCAGAACCCGATCCGCGTGGGGTTCTTCTAGCCTCCACCGCCCCTAACCCCAACCCGCGTCTCCCGACCGTGCCGGCAAACCGCCGGCGGCGGCGCGACGCCTTTTCCCCAGGAGCAAGACCCGATGACCGGTAAGACCCAAGACACGCTCGCCGCCTTCAAGGCGGCGCAGAAATCGCCGATCGACGACCCCGCCTTCGCCGGCTTGCTGGCCAAGAGCAGCACCTTCAGCGAAAGCGGCTCGCCGACTTCGGGCCTGACCTTCTTCGACCTCGAGGCGGGCGCCAAGCTGCTCTATCCGGTGCTGACGCCGCTCCGCAACGACATCCCGCGCGCCACCGGCAAAGGCGGCATCCAGGCCAATTGGAAGGCGATCACCGGCATCAACACCTCGTCGGTGCGCGCCGGCATCTCGCCGGGCAATCGCGGCGGCGTCATCGCCGTGACGACGCAGGATTACAACGCCGTCTACAAGGGCATCGGCCTCGAGGCCAATGTCGATTTCGAGGCGGTCTATGCCGGTCAGGGCTTCGACGATCTCCGCGCGCTGGCGGCGCAGACGCTGTTGGAATCGCTCATGCTGCAGGAGGAGCAGATCATCCTCGGCGGCAACGGCTCGCTGGCGCTCGGCACGACGCCGACGCCGTCGCTCGCCGCGTCGTCCTCGGGCGGCTCGCTCGCCACGGCCACGCTGTCCGTCGTCGCGGTCGCCTTGACCCTCGACGGCTTCCTCAACGCGTCGCTGGCGGGCGGCATTCCGGCGGCGGTGTCGCGCACCAATGCCGACGGCTCCTCCGACAGCTTCGGCGGCGGCTCGGCGCAGAAATCCGCCAACGCCACGGTCTCGGTCACCGGCCCCGCGGGCTCGGTCGCGGCGAGCGTGACAGCGGTGCGCGGCGCGGTCGGCTATGCCTGGTTCTGGGGCGCGGCCGGTTCGGAGGCGCTCGGCGCCATCACCGGCATCAACAGCGTCTCGATCCAGGCGGCGGCTGCCGGCACGCAGACCGCGTCGTCGCTGCCGTCCGCGGACAACAGCGTCAACGCGCTGGTCTTCGACGGACTTTTGACGCAGTGCTTCCGTTCGTCGCTCAACGCCTATTACGCGGCGCAGCCGACCGGCACCGCGGGTTTGGGCACGCCGCTCACCGCCGACAGCGACGGCGGCATCGTCGAATTCGACGCCGCGCTCAAATCCTTCTGGGACAATTACCGCCTGACGCCGACGGCGATCTATGTCTCGTCGCAGGAGATGCTCAACATCCACAAGAAGATCCTGCAGGGCGGCGCCACCACCGCCGCGCGCTTCGTCTTCTCGGCCGACCAGGGCGCCGTGCTCGGCGGCGTCATGGTGCGGAGCTACCTCAACAAGTTCAGCATGGCCGGGCCGACGGAAATCCCGATCAAGCTGCACCCCAACATGCCGGGCGGCACGGTGCTGTTCTTCACCAAGACCTTGCCCTATCCGCTGTCGAACGTGCCCAACACGGTGCAGCTCCGCACCAGGCGCGACTACTACCAGGTCGAGTGGCCGCTGCGCGCGCGGCGCTACGAATACGGCGTCTATGCCGACGAGGTGCTGCAGAACTACGCACCCTTCGCCTTCGGCGCCATCACCAACATCGGCAACGGCTGATGGAGCGGGCTCGGAAGGCTCGCGGCGGGATTTCCGTCGCGAGCCGCCCGCGAAGCACGGCGCATGCCATCCGGCTCAAGGCGCCGGCGGGCTGTACTGCGGTCTCGCTCGGCGGGCGGGAATATAAGGTGATCGACGGCATCATCGAGATGCCGCGAAACCTTGCAGCACACCTCCTGGACTCGCACGGCTTCACCCTGGCTGATGAATAGCTCATGGCAATCGGCGATCTCACCACCCTCGCCAACGTCAAGGCGTGGCTCTCGCCGCCCTTGACGACGACGAATGACGACGCGCTGCTGACGCGGCTGGTCACGGCGGCGAGCCAGTTCATCCAGTCCTGGCTCGGCCGCACCATCGCCGAGGCGACGTACATGGAAACGCGCGACGGGCCGGGCGGCACGCGGCTTTTCCTGCGCAACCGGCCGGTGGTGTCGGTCGCGGCGGTGACTGTGGACGGTGTCGCCGTTCCGGCATCGAGCCCGCCGCCGACCGGCGCGGGCTATCTCTTCGACGACAGCTCGCTCTATCTCGTCGGCCATGCCTTCAGCCGCGGACGGCAGAATGTGACGGTCAATTACACGGCGGGCTTCGCCGCGACGCCGCCCGAGATCGAGCAGGCCTGCATCGCGCTGGTGGCGCTGCGCTACAAGGAGCGCGACCGCATCGGCCAGGTGTCGAAGAATCTGGGCGGCGAGGTGGTGGCCTTCGCGCAGAAGGACGTGCCGGCCGACGTCGCCACCCTGCTGGCGCAATACAAGAACACGGCGCCGGCATGATCGAGATCGCCATCCCGGGCGCCGACGCGTTGAGCCTGCGGCTGCGCGAGCTGCCCGACGCGGTATCGGCGCGGCTGACCGGGACCATCGCCCGGCTGGCGCAATCGCTCTATGCCCGCGTCGAGGAGAACCTTTCGGGCGCGGTATTGAAGTCGCGCTCCGGCAATCTGGCGCGCGCCATCGAGCAGAACGTGGACGGCCTGACCGCTTCGGTGAGCGTCGACGGCGCCGCCGCGCCCTATGCCGCGGCGCAGGAATTCGGCGCGACCATTCCGGCGCATCTCATCGCCGCCAAAAACGCGCGCTCCTTGGTCTTTCTCGTCGGCGGCAGGCGGGTCTTCGCGCGCAGCGTCCAGTTCCCCGGCGCGCAATTGCCGGCGCGGTCCTTCCTGCGATCGGCGCTCGCCGATCTCGCCGCCGAGGCCGAGAACGCGATTGCCGCAACCGTCGCCGAGGCGCTGCCATGAACCGCGAGCCGATCTACGCGGCGTTGTTCGACCTGCTGTCGAACGCGGCACCCTTTGTCACCGCGAGCCGGCGCCTGCGGCATTGGAGCGATGTCGGCCCGGCCGAGCAGCCGGCGCTGTTCGTCGTCCAGAAGAGCGAAACCGCCGAGCGCCGCAACGGTCTGCCGCCGAAATGGCGCGCGCTGGTCGATGTCTACGTCTATGCCCATGCGCCCGACGAGGCGGCGGCGCCGTCGATCGTGCTGAACCCGCTGCTCGACGCGGTCGAGGCCGCGCTGGCGCCGAAAGATTCGGGCGCGGTGCAAACCCTGGGCGGCCTGGTCTCGCACGCAACGATCGTTGGCCGGATCGAGACCGACGAGGGCGTCCTCGGCGGCCAGAGCGTGGCGATCGTGCCGGTGGAAATTTTGGTCGCGGGCTAGGACGGGCAAGGCGGCGAAGCGGGACGCGATGATCGAAGCCTTTCACCATGTCTGGCGCCTGTGCGAAGGCGGTCCCGGCGGGCTTGCCGGCGCCAGAGACTTGTTCGACTATCTGCGGGTCGGTGGAGTCGTTCACCAGGAGACCGATGGGCGGACGGTTGTTCAGTTTCCGGGAGACAGGTACATCACGTTTCGGTCGGTATCGAGCAGCGGACCGCCTGCAATCGAGATCAATTTCCCGGAATTGTCTATGAAGCTGCATTTTCTCGGGGACTGAGCGATGAGGCCGCTGGATACGGTTATCGATAGCTTCGTTAAAGAGGCTCAGCGCGATTACGTGTCGCTACCGCTCCTTGTTTATGCAGCAAAAGTAGATCTCGGCGCACACACTCCGGATGAACTCCGCAAGGCGACGCTCGGCCTCGTTGGTCGGCTCTACGACAAGGGCCTGCGCCCCGGTGATTACGATGACGAACCATTTAAGCCGTGGCTGGATGAAGGACGCCAGGCGGCGCTGGCTCGGATCGAGCGGGAATGGATCGCGTTCGGCAAGGTGCCCAATCTCGGCCACTCGATCTGCTGGTTCGAGCTAAAGCGAGATTGATCTATCGGGCGGTGTTCGCCCGATCTCTACAAATCACATTCTGACTCCCGCGCCAGCGGCCGCTTCGGCCGCCGTGTTCGATTCACGCCGTTTTTTCGACCTGAAAAACCCCAAGAGGATTTGACCGATGGCAATCTATTCCTTCGGCTCCGGCGTCTTGCTGGGCCAGCGCACCGACGTCGCCAACGCGACGCCGGTCAATTTCGGCCTGGTGCAGGAGGTGCAGCTCGACCTGCAATTCACCACCAAGGAGCTTTACGGCCAGTACCAGTTTCCGCTCGCCATCGCGCGCGGCCAGGCCAAGGCGCAGGCCAAGGCCAAGCTGGCGCAGGTCTCGGGCCTCGCCTTCAATGCGCTGTTCTTCGGCCAGAGCCTCACGAGCGGCGAGCTCGCCACGTCTTACGGCGAGGTCGGAACCGTGCCCGGCTCGCCGGCCTATACGGTGACGGCGGCGAACGCCGCGTCCTTCGTCGACGATTACGGCGTCGTCTATGCCGCGAGCGGCCTGCCGCTGGCCAAGGTGGCGTCGAGCCCGGCCGCCGGCCAATACAGCGAATCCGCCGGCGTCTACAGCTTCGCCGCGGCCGATGCGGGCAAGGCGGTGCTGCTCTCCTATACCTATACTATGAGCGGCACCGGCCAGATGCTGACCCTGGCCAATCCGCTGCTCGGCACGACGCCCACATTCCAGACGCAGCTCTACACCAGCTTCCAGGGCAAGCCGGTGAATTTGAAGCTGTTCAACTGCGTCTCGTCGAAGCTCGCCTTTGCCACCAAGCTCGAGGATTTCGTCATTCCCGAACTCGATTTCGACGTCTTCGCCAACGCCGCCGGCAATGTGCTGGCGTGGTCCTTCGCGGAGGTGTCGTGACCCTTCTGACACTCGGCGGCCGCGACTACGCCATCCGGCCGCTCACCCTGGGCCAGCTGCGCAGCGTGCTGCCGGCGTTCAGCCGCGCGGCGCGGCTCGACGGCGAAGGCAGCATCGACGCCGCGATCGACATCCTGGCGGCGGCGCTGGCGCGCGATCATGCCGGCCTCGACCGCGCGGCGTTGCTCGAGATGGAGATCCTGCCCGCCGAGCTGGCGTCGGCGGTGGCGCGCATCGCGCGACTGAGCGGCCTGGTCGCGCCGGAGCCCGAAACGGGGGAAGCACCGGCGGGGAGGTGAATTGGGGCGCGCTCTACGCCCTCGTCGCGACGGCCTGCGGCTATACCTGGCCGGAGATCGACGCGATGACCCTTCCCGCCATCGGCGATCTCGTCGCGTATTGGAAGCTGCATCCGCCGGCGCATCTGCTTCTGGCCGCGGCCTACGGCTTCAAGCCGAAGCCGGCGGCGCCGCGCGCCGATTTCGCCGAGCTCGCCGCGTTGGCGCCAGGCGGCGTGTTCAGTGCGCGTGGAGAAGGAGCGAAGAATTAGGTCATAGTAACGGAACGACGCCGTCATTGCGCTCGATATTCCCACATGCAACCTTATTGGAATAATCGATTGGATTATTCCATGAGTATTCGCAGCTGGATCGTCGAGAAAAGCCGTATTTGGCTTGAGCCTTCAATCAGGACGATCGTCTATGTCGTGATTGCGGCATGGGTCGTCACGGTCATTGTCTGGATCGCTTGGGCTTTGAAAGGGATGTCGGGCAACGAGCATGTCTTGCTCGACGTGTTTGCGGCATGGACCGGTGAATTGCTTTTCTTCACGATTGTCGGGTTCGTCGTGGCGGCTGTCGGGTTGCATAATCCGGCGCAGGAACCTCTCTCGCAAAGAATCCGGATTCTTTACGGCACGCCCGATGTGCCGGAATTCGCGCTCCAATATAACGCGGGCCAACTCAGGAAATTGGCCGCCTACTCGCCGACCGCGAATCGTTCGATTACGATCGAGGAATATAATGCGGGATACGCGGCTTATAAGGTCCGGGTGGCGTCCGAATATACGATCAAGAACATGCTTCGTGATGCGTCGTATGAAGATGTGATCAGTGTCAATTTCGCGCCCGACAGGTTCGACAATCCGCCGCCGGAAGTCGGCCGGTTAAGGTCGGTTAGAATAGGCACCCAAGAAAGACTGAGAGGGCCGATAGCGATCGACCCCGCAGGCTATAACTCCACGTTTCCCATTACCATTCCGCCCAACGAAACGAGCAGCATTACCGTCGAGTACACGATGTGGTGGAAGGTCGGGGAAGAGCAATCCATGGTTCCGCAACGGCTGGTGGAACATTTCTCGATGGTAATCGTCAGCGACGTCGAATCGGCGGTTCGCATCGATAAGGGGGTCACGGGCGGGATCGTCGATCTTGTTTACCATGCGCCGCATCGATTCGCCGAGGTAAGAACCGTATCACCCCAGGAATCGCTCTTTTCTTTCAAGCTGTTGCTGCCTCTTTAGGGGCTTGGAAAGAGCGGCCTTTTATCCTATATTACTGACAGCCTCACAAACCCCAAGGAGTGCATCCATGACATGGGGAGTAGAACGGACCGGCTGAGCCGTCCGTCGCGAGTTATCCAAAACCCCCGGTCATCGCGCCGGGGGTTTTTCGTTTCCTGCCTTTTCACCAATCAAATCTTTTTCGTCCGCTCGATCACAGTGGCGTTACAGCGCCACTGGCGGTTTCGCGCGCTCGTATCCAGCGAGGATCAGACATGGACGACACCGATCTCACCATCCGGATCGCCGCCGCTTCGTTCGATCCGCAATCGAACATAGCCAAGGTGAGGCAGCCGGTGGCTCAGGCCTTCGTGCAAATCCTCGCCGCCCTGGCGCCGGGCGGGGTGCTGGATACGCGCTAGACTGCTTTCGGTCGGCGGATGCCGGCACATGCCGTGCCGGCATCGCCGTCAGCGGACAATCGTCAATCGCATTGCGGATAGCACAATTCGTGCTGGCCGTAGGGGTCGCTCCATGCTTCCCAGTTCATCGTGCAACCCAAGGCGTGAAGCTGGTCGTTCTGGCGGGCTTTGGCGTCCGGCGTAAGCTGCATCAGCTCGACTTTGGTTTTTCCGGCCTTGGGCTCGGACGACATGGCGCTGAACGCCGCTTGCTGGCGTTGGCTGACCGGTATCGTGATTTCCGGCGTCCCCGCGCGCTTCGCCTGCTCGATCGACTGGCGTTGCGACGGCGTGAAGACCGGCGCGATCTTCAAGGCGTCGAGCGCCGCTTGTTCCGGGCGTTGGCCGGTCGGGCGCATTTCGACCTGAATCTTGTAGCGCCGCGCCGTGCAGGTATTCGCGCCGCGATGAGCGCCGCAATCCATCGCGTAAAAGTCGCGAAACTCGATGGCATAATCCGGCGTGACGGTGACCTTGAATCCGTCGGGCGTCGTCTTGGGCCAGACGACCTTCGTGGTGGTCACGGCAAAGCCGTAGTTCGTCTTCACCCAATTCGCCTGATCCGGCGTCAGCTGCACCACGACCGGCTTTTCGCCTTTTGCCATGGCGGCGCCGATCATGGCGACCTGTTCCGCACTCGGCTTGAATTCGATCTGAAGATGCTTGACCCAAACCCACTGGCTTTTGGGCGCGGCGGTGGATTGCGCCTCGGCCCGCAAGACCCAATTCGGTAAAGCGCAAAAAACGGCGGCGACTGCCGCGGCGCGAACGATTGCAGTTACTTTCATGAATCCCTCCCGCGTCCTTTGTTGAATTTCCCCGCGCCCGAACGATCAGGCGCATCCAACCTATGCACCCGTCATGCTTGCATAGGATTTGATTTCTCACAACTTCGCCGTACACGGGCCTCGTCATGGACGACACAAATCTCACCATCCGGATCGCCGCCGACCCGTCCGATCTGCAAGCGGGCCTGGCCGAGGCGGCGCAGGCGGCGGACCAGGCCTTCGCCCGGATCCGCGCCGGCGGCACGCAATCGGCGACGGCGATCGACGACAGCTGGTCCAATGCCGGCGACGGCTTGACCAAGACGCAGCAGAAGGTCGCCGCCTCGTGGATGGCGACGTTTCGCCCGATCACCCAGGCCTTCGACCGCTCCGTCGCGGGCATGATCCTGGGCACGACCACCTGGCAGAAGGCGGTGCAGCGCATCGGCCAGAGCATCATCGCCGAGGAATTGAACGCCGCGCTCAAGATCGCCACCAACTGGGCGGCGACCGAGTTGGCCAAGACGACGGCGACCCAGGCGGGCGCCACGGCGCGCGGCGCGGCGGATTCCGCGAGCCAGACCGGCTTCCTCGCCAAGGTCGCGCAAATGCTGGCGCAATGGCTCGGCCTCGAGACCACGAAGACGAGCGCGACGACCGCCGGCGATGCGGCGCGGACGGCCAGCGACACCGCCGCCGGGGCCGCCGGCATGGCCGGGATGGCGGCGCGCGGCTTCGCGCAGATCCAGATCGACGCCGCGGTTGCCGCGGCCGGCGCGATGGCGGCCACCGCCGCGATCCCGTTCGTCGGGCCCGAATTGGCGCCCGCGGCGGCGGCCGCGACCTATGCCGAAACCATCGGCTGGGCGGCGGGGCTGGGCGGCGGCGTGTTCGCCGCTGCCGGCGGCATGTGGGAGGTGCCGGGCACCATCCTCTCCGTGCTGCATCCGCAGGAGAGCGTCATCCCCGCCGCAATCGCCGATCCGATGCGCGATTTCTTTTCGGGCGGCGGCAAGGATTCCGGCGCCGCGCCGGCCAGCGGCGACAGCTACAGCATCACCATCCAGGCGATCGACACCCAGACCGGCGCGCAGTTTCTCAAGAACAACATGCGCGCCATCGCCCAGGGCCTGGCGGCCGAGATGCGCAACTTCAACCCGCATCTGACCACCGCCTGAAGCCATGACCGAACCGGTTTTTCCCGCGCTGGCCGGTCTCGGCTGGTCGGCGACGCGCACGCCGCTGTGGAAGACGCGGGTGCAGCAGGCGATCTCCGGCAAGGAGACGCGCATCGCCGATTGGAGCTACCCGGCCTATCGCTGGACTCTGACCTTCGATTTCCTGCGCAGCGACCCGGCCGCTGCCGAGCTGCAATCGCTGTTCGGGTTCTTCAACGCGCGCCAGGGCGCCTTCGGCACGTTTCTTTACGCCGATGCCGACGACAATTCCGTCGCGGGCCAGGCGCTGGGCTCCGGCGACGGCGCGACCACGGCGTTTCAACTCGTGCGCGGCTTCGGCGGCTTCGTCGAGCCGGTGTTGGCGCCCAACACTATGAGCGCGGTCTATCTCGCCGGCACGGCGCAGCATTCATCGGCCTATTCGGTCGATGCAGCGACGGGGATTCTGACCTTCACCGGCGCACCCGCCTCGGGCGCCGCGGTGACGGCGGATTTCACCTATCGCTTCCGCTGCCGCTTCGCCGCGGACAGCCTCGATTTCGAGAAGTTCATGGCGGCGCTCTATCGCGCGAAAAAAGTCAGCTTTCTTTCCCTCAAATAGGAACGCGTTAGGGGCCGCCACACCAACCCAGCTCGCGCGGCCGGGTTGGCGGGCGGCGGCCGCGCGAGCGAACATGACATGAAGCCTGCTTCGAGCGCGCTCAAGGCGCTGCTGGCGAGCCGGCAGTTCCACGTCGCCGATCTCTACACCTTCGCGCTCGCCGGCGGCGGCATTTTGCGCTATTGCGGCGGCGACCGCGACGTGACGGCGAACGGTTTCCTCTACCCCGCCGGCGGCGGCACCGGCCCCTATTTCGACCGCCGGGACAACAAGGCGAAGTGCCACTGGAAGATCGGCGTCGCGGTCGACCAGCTGGTCTTCGACGTGCTGCCGGGCAATGCGACGGTGCTGGGCGAGAATTTCCTCGCCGCGGTGCTGCAGGGCGTCTTCGACGGCGCCGAGCTGACGCTCGAGCGCGCCTTCATGGGCGCCTATGGCGATACCTCGGCCGGCACCGTGATTCTCTTTGCCGGGCGCGTCGCCGACATCGATTGCGGCCGGTCGCTCGCGAGCTTCACCGTCAACAGCCATCTGGAGCTTTTGAACATCAGCCTGCCGCGCAATCTCTGGCAGGCGAGCTGCGTCAACAATCTGGGCGACACCTCTTGCACGGTCGATCTTTCGGGCTACGCGGTGAGCGGCGCGGCGGCGACGGGCTCGACCGCGGGCGCGGTTGCCGCGAGCCTCGGCAATGCCACCGGCTATTTCGACCTCGGCAAGATCATTTTCACCGGCGGCGCCAATGCCGGGCTGTGGCGCGGCGTGAAGGCGTGGGTCGCGGGCAGCGGGGGTGCGGCGGGCACGGTCAGCCTGTTGGCGCCGTTCCCCACCGCGCCGGCGGCGGACGACGGATTCACCATCTATCCGGGCTGCGACAAGAGTCTGGGCGCGAACGGTTGTCCCAAATTCTCGAACACCGCGCATTTCCGCGGCTTCCCCTATGTGCCGACGCCCGAAACGGCGGTGTGACGATGATTGGCAACTCGACGTTGGCCTGCACTGAAGCGGGCGTCTTCGTTTGGCCAGGGTTCGCGCTCGTCGAGCGCCGCGGCGCGTCTTTCGTCCGGCGTTCCGAACGCGACGTTTGCAATCTTGTCGGCTTGTTTTATTCGACGCAAAATGCCGAATACGGAGGACAAAGTCCTCGAGACTACCTACGTGGGAAGACCTTCGAAGAGCAGTATCAATTTGGTTTGCGCGTTCTAAGGGATCATGGCGTACTGAAATGAAGCACTCAGATCTATCGGTACTCAGCAATGAAGTCTTAGTTGCGCGATTCCGCGATACGGCGCTCGAGGAAAACGAGGCGCTGCTCGATAGCGATATTGCCACGGTCAACCGGCTCGTAGAGGAACGGATGGCGATCGATGCGGAGCTTCGGGTGCGCGGCACTGAGGCACGAAAGGCCTTGTTGATTCTCCTCGACGATGATGATTGGCGCGTGCGTTTCGAAGCCGCAAGGATGTGCTTGGCCGTTGCTCCGGAAAGAGCGTTGACGGTGATTAAGGAAGTCAAGGCATCGGAGTACATGCCGGTGGCCGCGGAAGCGAGCGCGACGCTGCGAAATCTCGCAGATGGAATCTTTAAGCCGACCTGATTCGGGCCGCCTTCCGGGCGGCATTTTATTCAACTATTCAAAGCAGTCCCATGCCCGACATCGCGTCGCAACGCGCGGCGGCGATCCGTTGCGCGCGCGCCTGGCTGCGCACGCCCTATCATCATCGGGCGCGCGTCAAGGGCGCCGGCGTCGATTGCGCCATGCTGCTGGCCGAGGTTTACGCCGAGGCCGGCCTGGTGCCGGCGCTCGATATTCCGCATTACCCGCCCGACTGGCATCTGCATCGCGACAGCGAGCGCTATCTGGGGTTCGTGCGCGACCACGCCGTCGAGATCGCCGGGCCGCCGGCGCCGGGCGACATCGCGCTCTGGCGTTTCGGCCGCTGCTTCTCGCACGGCGCGATCGTCGTGCTGTGGCCCAACATCATCCACGCCTATCTCGGCCGCGGCTGCGTCTACGAGGATGCGCTCGGCGCCGAATGGCTGTCGCGCATGGGCGAGGGCAGGGACGCTCGCGCCAAGCCGCGCCCGGTCAAGTTCTTCACCCTCAAGCAATGGGCGGACGACGCAATGCACCACGGAGGCACGGAGAGCACAGAGAAACAAAAATGTTTTTCTCCGTGTTCTTCGCGTCTCCGCGGTGAGGAAATTTCCTGATGGCAGGGCTGTTCTCGACCAAGAAGCCGCAGGCGACGCAGCATCCCGCGGTCGCCGGCCTGCAAATCCAGACCTCGGCCTATGGCAAGGTCATCCCGATCGTCTACGGCACGACGCGCATCGCGCCCAATCTGATCTGGTACGGCGATTTCCAGGCGATCGCGCATCAATCGGCGCCGCCCGCCTCGGGCAAGGGCGGCGCCACCGGCGGCTCGGGCGGCTCGGGCGGCAAGGGGGGCGGGGGTGGCGGCAGCACGAGCTACACCTATAACGCCGCGATCATGCTGGGGTTGTGCGAAGGCGCGATCCAGGGCTTGGGGCAGGCCTGGTCGTCGAAGGCGCAAACCACGCCGGCGGCGCTCGGCCTTTCGGTTTTCACCGGCGCGCTCGGCCAGGGCGCCTGGGGCTATCTTGCGGCCAATCATCCGGGCGAGACGCTGGGCTACAGCGCGACCGCCTATGCCGCGGCGGCGCCCTATTTGCTCGACGGCCAGGGCCAGCTGCCGAACAACAATTTCGAGGTCATCGGGATCCACGCCAATTCGGTCGGCGGCCTGCCCGACGCCGATCCGAGCCTGGTGGTCGCCGATCTGCTGACCAATCCGCGCTACGGCGCCGGCTTTCCGAGCGCGCGGCTCGGCGATCTCTCCACCTATCAGGCCTATACGCTGGCGGCCGGGCTGCTGATCTCGCCGGGCTATGCCGAAGCGGCCCCGGCGTCGCAGATGCTCGACGACATCGCGACTCATACCAACAGCGCCTTCGTCTGGTCGGCGGGCGCGTTGACCTTGGTGCCCTATGGCGACGCGGCGCTGTCGGGCAACGGCAAGAGCTATGCGCCGCCGGCGGCGC